ATCAGCTGTGTACCATTGACAAGAGCGTGCTGGCCGATTTGGAGCTCATTGAATGCACCAAACCAGTGAATAACACGAACTCTGCGAATGATAATACTGCAACCGAGTCCAGGCCCATGTACGCCCATGTGTTTCAGCCGCAGTCCGCATTTGCCAAGCGCCACCTCGGCATGTGGGCCAAGCAGTTCACCACCAGCGTGCCGCATTTGCAGGACACGCAGCGCTTCATTGCCGCAATTTCCAAAAACCACCCCCAGGATCCCACCACCAACGATTCCGATTCCGATCATGATCGCATTGAGGCCATTTGGACCCGAATCAAGACCGATGCCAGTTTCCATGACAAATTCAACTACATTGACTACGCCCCGCTGGACATGCTGAACCGATCTCCCACGTTCCTGCAGTGCTACAGCATGTACAACCTCTTCTCGCCCTTATTGTCGTTCCTCATGCCCGTCATCATGCTCATCGTGCCATTTTTTTTATTGAAGCTGCAGGGCGTGACCATCACAATGTCCGCCTATTTCGGCATCATCAAAATGATGCTCTCACAGCACGCCGTCGGCAAACTCCTGTTTGACATGAGCGCCGTGGGCTGGGACAAGCGCATCTACATCCTGGTGTCCGTCGTGTTCTACGTCGTTCAAATGTATCAGAACGTGGTTTCCTGTCACCGTTTTTACCGCAACACGTTCCTCGTGCACGAGGATCTAGCCGCCATTCGCACCTACGCCAATGAAACCATTCGCAAAATGCGCGAATTCATCAACCATGCGCTCACTTGCGGCGACACGTATGCACCCTTTGTCTCAGAGTTGGATCGCAACCGGGAGCAGCTGGAGCGCATGGTTGCAGCACTGGACCGCGTTGACGCGCCGGCACTAACGGCGAAAAAGTGCCTGCAAATCGGCTACGTGATGCAGCAGTATTATGCGGTGTTTTCGGATGCGGGCATTGCGGCGTGCATGCAGTACAGTTTCGGGTTCAACGCGTTTGCGGAACACATGGTGCACTTCGGCGCACTGATTCGGGAGGGGCGCGTGTCAGCGTGCGACTTTGTTTCCAAATCCAAAACCGAAGACGCCGACGACGACAACGACGACAAAAAGAAGAAGGACGCGAAGAAGAAGAAGAAGAAAGGAGAAGCTGCAACGCACGAAAGCAATCACACTAAGATAGTAAACGGGTATTACGTTGCGACCGCAATCAATGAATCAGATAATGCATCCGACGGCGGTGGTCCCGTGAAGAACACGGTGTCATTGGACAAGCGGCTGGTCATCACGGGGCCGAATGCGTCCGGCAAAACCACCATCCTGAAAATGACGATGCTGAACATCCTGTTTTCGCAGCAGCTGGGACACGGATTCTACGAGGCAGGCACGCGCATCTGCCCCTACCATCAGTTGCACAGTTACCTGAACATCCCCGACACGTCGGGGCGCGACAGCTTGTTCCAGGCGGAGTCCCGGCGGTGCAAGGAGATTCTGGACAAACTGACCCCGACGACCACGACCAACCCACCCAGCGTCATTTGCAGACACTTCTGCATATTTGACGAGCTGTATTCGGGCACAAATCCCTACGAAGCCATTGCCAGCGCCTACGGCTACATCATGCATCTCACAAAGCACGACAATGTGGACTTCATGCTCACCACTCACTACATTCAACTTTGCAAACTCTTTCATCAAGAAAAATCAAATTCAGAATCAGACAAACGAGAGAAAATCGCCAATAAATCAGAATCCAACGACGAATCCGTTGGAACCAATAAAATACAGAATTTGCACATGGAAGTGGCCGATCTGGGAAATTATGATTTCAAATACTTATACACGCTGCGCCCGGGAATTTCGGCCATCAAAGGCGGCATTAAGGTGCTGTATGATCTGCAGTATCCCGCATCCATCGTTGAAACCACGCGCCGCATTTTAAGCACTATGTGATGGCCTGGCAATTAATTGGTTCGTTCGTTCAGCCATATTTATTTATTATTTGATTGTAAGACATATTAAATATTAAATCAATTACTATTCTATAATACACCAATTCCCAATGGCAATGAACAATTCAGGAGCATCATTTTCAGTGGCAACCACCGTGTTTGTGAGTTTAGCGATATGCGCAGTAATTTCGTACGGCGTGTTTTATTATTTCAAACAGCGCATTTCGGTCATTGAACAGTCGCAGATGGAACAAGCGCGCATCATGCAATCATTTATTGCGCGCAGCATCATGCACCAGCAGCACCAACAGCACCCACACCCACACCCACACCCACACCCACGCCAGGACGGAAACCAACTGTTCCAGGAACATCTCGTGCACAAGGAAGTCACAATTACGGAAAGCGGACTAATTGAAGTGAGTTCTGATTCAGAATCAGAAAGTTCCGACTCCGACTCCGACTCCGAGTCCGAGTCCACCACGTCTGAATCCTCATCGGATTGCGACAACGAATCCGGTTCCGGTTCCGGTTCCGGTTCCGGTTCCGGTTCCGAACACAGACGCGAAACCAAACGCATTCAAATTCAGATCCAATCATTGCCCGATGCGGAGGTCACTCACGTCATTGTTGATGATGATGATAAACCTGAATCATCCACAAAAAAAATAATATCTCTAAACAAAACTGCATTGGGAGACAACGAGAGCGACGACGATGACGACGACGACAACGACGACGGGGAAAGCGAAAGTGGTTCGTCGGAACACCACCCCGACCCGGACCAATCATTGGAACCATTTGAATTGAACATCGGATACAAGACCAAACCACCTGCATCAAAAATTCATTTGAATTATGGAAACATGTCGGTGTCTGCGCTGCGACAATTGGCCAAGGAACGCGGATTGGGCGGCGATGACGGCGATCTGCAAAAACTGAAAAAAAAGGACATCGTGCAACTTCTGCAGTAATAATTGATAACCATTTAAAAGAATGAGCACACACATTTGTACATCTCATTTTCTCTCAAATCAAATGAAACACAAACACATTCTGGAATATGTGTGGATAGATGCCGACGGTGGTATGCGCAGCAAAACCCGGGTCGTTAAACTAGATGGAAGCGTGAACATTGATTGCATCTTGACCGACCCTGGTAGCCGCTGGGAGTGGTCGTTTGACGGCTCGTCCACAGGGCAAGCCACCGGAACCGACAGCGACGTGCTCATTCGTCCCGTCTCACTTTATCCGAACCCGTTTTACAAGGGCATGATATCGGCAATGGTGCAATCATGGCTCGTGCTGTGCGATTGTTACAACAAGGACGGCACGCCGCACGCAACAAATGCTCGCGCCCGATGCGCTCAAACCGAGACCGCATGTGCCAGCGAGGAACCGCTCTTCGGCATTGAGCAGGAGTACGTGCTGTTTGAACGGTTGAAACCGTATCAATATTTGAGTCATCCGTATCAATGGATCAGTCACTCCAATCCCGGATGCGGGGGTCAGGGCCCGTATTATTGCGGCGTGGGTGGCGACCGCTGCTTCGGTCGGAAAATAGTAGACCAGCACTTGGAGGCGTGCATGTGTGCCGGAATTGAGATTTGCGGCACGAATGCAGAGGTCATGGCGTCGCAATGGGAGTTCCAGGTCGGGCCGCTGCCCGCGCTGCAAGTGTCGGACCAGTTGTGGATGGCCCGCTACATCCTGCTGCGCATCACCGAAGAGCACGGATGCTGCGCCACGTTTCACCCCAAACCCATGAAAAGTGAGTGGAACGGGTCGGGCGGACACACCAACTTCAGCACGGCTGCGACGAGGGGTGGTGAATCCGAATCCAATGATGCAATGGATGCAATCACGGCAGCATGCAACAAGCTGCAGGCCGCGCACGCGGAACACATGGACGTGTATGGAAAGGACAATGCCGAGCGCATGACGGGCCTGCACGAAACCAGTTCCATGCACGAGTGCACGTGGGGCATCAGCGACCGCGGGTGCAGCATCCGCATCCCCCGACACGTTGCAAATCAGGGGCACGGCTATTTAGAAGACCGACGTCCCGCAGCCAATATGGACCCGTACCTCGTGACCGAACGCATCATGCGCACCTGTTTAGTGAGAGAAATTCAACACCAAACACCAATCAACGCATGCATGAAACAATGAATGAAACAATGAATGAATATTGACTATTGACAATCAATCAAAAAATAATATAATTATTATACAAGCATTCTATTATACATATTAACCAATAATCAACACCATGAGTTGGGGAACGTGCTACGCTGGATCCAACAACATCCATTTCAACTACCCGCCAATCATGGCGGACGGGCGCAATTATGCCGATTGGCAGCCTGGCGCCGTGATTAATGAACGCATTAAGGAGCAGGCTGGAATAAAGTCAAATTCTCAGTACCGCCAGTATTTGACGCACAATGCCACGCAAATCATGCAGGTCAACCAAATTGATGCGTGCAATCAATGCGGCAGTTGCGTGTACAACACAAGCAACCCGCTTCAACCGCAGCCCAATGTGCCGTACGTGTTTTCCAGCGTGCTTGACAACAGCCGGCCTTTCGGCTACGAAACCAGTGATCTGAAGAATTACTACCTCTCGCGCCAGCAGCTGCAGGCGCGCATGATTGCGCCTGTCATCACCCAAAGCGAGCTGCTCATGCAGGGTTATCCTGCGCCCAATTGATTGGAATGCTTTTGGGTTGGTTTGGTTGGTTATTGTTTAATTATTCATTTTTTTACTGTTTTGCGTCGTCCGTATTTGCAATACTGACGTTGCGAGAACCCGCGAGGGGCACTGCAATCAATGCTCTTTTTGTACTTGGCGGAACATTTGCCGCCTTTGGGTTTTGATCGCATTTTTGTTGATGTGCTGTGGGGGTTGTTGGGTGTGTTATGAATTGTTCATATATTTTATTTCAAAAAACATAAACACACGAACGCATAAAATGAAAAGGCAATACACAAAAAATTTAAAATGACAGCAGCAAAAGCGAACGTGAGAATTTTAAGCATTGATGTGGGGATGAAGAATCTGGCGTACTGCTTGTTTGAATGCGATCCACTGAAACTTGACGCCGGAGAAATTAAAACTCCGGAATCCATGATGCAATTAGTTAATATTGTGGCCTGGGACACCGTGAATTTATGCGATGCAGTGTCCGAAACCCCAAAACCAGTTGTGATTGGATGCACGCATCCAGGGTGCAAATTCGCGGCCAAATTCGCGCACTCCTCAACGGAATTGGTAACCCATTACTGCACAAGGCACGCAAATGCGTCGGGATTCAAGATGCCATTGCTTACCCCGATGGGGTCTGCAAAATCCCTGAAAAAAATGCCCCTGGATGAGTTGAAGGCCTTTTCTGCCGAATATCTCTCTGTTTCCATTCCTGAAAAGTGTGAAAAGAGCAAGTTGAAGCTGCTTCAGCACGTGACGGCTGCCTTGACGGCGGAGTATCTGGTTGCCGTCGCCGCAAAACCGAAAGTGGTTTCTGCGGCATCGGTTGATTTAATCACCATCGGGCGAAACATGCACCGGCGGTTTGATGCGCTGCCGCATCTGGCGTCCGGAATTGACGTTGTCATCATTGAGAACCAGCTGAGCACGCTGGCCACCCGCATGAAAACGCTGCAGGGCATGATCACCCAGCACTTCATCATGCGCGGGGTTCCGGACATTCGGTTCATATCGGCCACAAATAAGTTAAAGCTGTTTTCCGAAGAGGGTGGTGGGGACAAAGAAGGCAAGGATGATTACGCCGACCGGAAAAAACGCAGCATAGAAATCACGCGCGCATTAATCAATAATGCTGCGCACATGCCCATGATGGCGATGCAGTTCGTTGAACACAAGAAGAAGGATGATTTGGCCGACTGCTTTTTGCAGGGCTTGTGGTGGCTGTGCAAGGGACGTTGTTGAACCCTGCCAAATGGGTTAAGGCAAAGCATGTGCATTATTCCCTTATTGTATTGCGTATGATTTAAACTTAAAAGATATAAATTAAACATAAGAATAGATATTTCCCTCATTGCTGCATTCATTCCATGGAAGAAGTCATTGACATTTCAAATCTGCCCAGCGACACCCGATCAGGAGGAAACCGGTCTTCCAATTTTGGCGGTGGGCTTGAATTTCTTATGAACGATAAATTGAAAGGCGGCGGAAGCAACAAAGGCAACAACGACATTGACATTGGCGACCTGAATGCACTGGAAGCCGAATTGAACGAATTAAGCGACATAACTGTGCCATCCGGTGGTGGCGGCAGCAGCAGCAGCAGCAGCAGCAGCAGCAGCAGCAGCAGTAAATCCCTTTTTTTTAGTGGAATCGGTTCAAATGCATCTCACAGTGTGTCTTTCAAAGATGATCCGGTTGATTTAGGCGGCAGCAGCAGCAGCAGCAGCAGCAGCAGCAGCAGCAGCAGCAGCAGCAGCAGCAGTGGGTTCAATTTGGGCAGTTCAACCGCATCTGCTGACGACGACAAAAAAACGTGGGACGGATTTGGAAAGTTCAACAATGTGCCGCTCAACCCCGATGCACCGGTTGATGCACCGCAGATGACCAAAGAGGAGCTGCTGCGCGAGAAGTTCAAGTACCTGCGCAAGCTGGAGGATCTGGAGCAGAAGGGCATCACGCTGACTAAAAAATACTCCATGGAGTCGCCGCTCGCGGAAATGAAGGGCGAATACGAGACGCATTTGGAAGAGCGCGAACGGCGCAACAGCGTGAAGTTTCAAGGCAAAATGTTGATGTCGGTTATCACCGGAATTGAGTACTTGAACAACAAGTTTGACCCGTTTGACCTGAAGCTGGACGGCTGGAGCGAGCAGGTGAATGAGAACGTGGACGACTACGACGAAATTTTCTCGGAGCTGCACGACAAATACAAGTCCAAGGCCAAGATGGCGCCGGAACTCAAGCTTCTGTTCCAGCTGGGCGGCAGCGCCATCATGCTGCACATGACCAACACCATGTTCAAATCCGCCATGCCCGGCATGGACGACATCATGCGACAAAACCCGGAACTCATGCAGCAGTTTACCTCTG